AAATTCAAAGGCTTTAGTGTAGAAGGGTTGTTTACCTACAAGACAAAGCCAAGCAAAGAACAAGAACTTATGAATGCAATAAAGGAAATATTGCAACGAGTTAAATGATAAACAAAATCTTTTATTAATATTTAAACAAAAAGAATGATGAACGCAAAAGATGCAATTATGCAAATTAGGGCTTTATTCGAAGATATGCCAATGGTAGATGCTCCTGCACCTATTGAAGCACCAATCGAAGAAGTACCTGTTACATTCGCAGAATATAGCCTTTTAGATGGTACAAAGGTTATGATTAGCGAACTTGCTATCGGTGGTCAAGTTACATTAGCAGACGGAAGTCCTGCACCAATGGGCGAACACCAATTAGCAGACGGAACTAAAATTGAATTAGACGAAACTTCTAAAATCGTTTCTATTGAAACTCCAGAAGCAGAAGCGGAAATCGCTGACGAAACTCCTGCTGAAATGGGTAAGAAAATTGACGAGAAAATGGCAGATGAAATCGCTGCTTTAGTTTCTGAAAATGAAAATCTTAAAACACAAGTAGCACAATTAGAGGCAAAAGTTAAGAATGGCTTTAGTCAAGTAGCTGAACTTATAGAAGCACTTACTAAGACACCTAACGCTGAACCTATTGCGCAGCCAAAAAACAACTTCGGTTCTAACGTAACAACTCACTCAATGAAGTACGATAGGATTGAAAAATTTAGAAACGCTTTATTAAACAAATAAAAATAAAATAAAATGGGATTTGATGTATCTGCATTAGCAAACTATACAAAAGAAAACGAAGCTCTACTTGTAACTTCATCTGTATTGGGTGCAAAAACTGCTTCTCTTATTAAGAGCGCAGGTAACGTTATGGTTGGCGTAAAGTCAAGCGAAAAAATCAACATTATGGAAACTGACGCTATCTTCCAAGATGGTGCTTCTTGTGGCTTTAATGCTTCTGGTTCTACTACCTTTACTCAACGTACTGTAACTCCTGGTAAAATTAAAGTAAACGAAGCTTTATGTCCTAAAGACCTTGAAGCAAAGTATTTACAGAAGGCTTTACCTACTGGCTCTATGTACGATAGCGTACCTTTTGAGCAAGAGTATTCTGAAAAGAAAGCTAAGACAATCGCTGCACAATTAGAAACTGCGCTATGGACTGGCGACACTTCAAGTGTTAATGTAAACCTTAACCGCTTCGATGGTCTTGTAAAATTAATCGGTGCTGCTTCAGGTGTTGTTGCTGCAAACGCTTCAACTTTTATCTCTGGCGCTCCTTTATCAAGCATCACTGCTGCTAACGTAATCTCTATCTTTGATGGTGTTTACCAAGCAATCCCTGCTAAAGTTGTAGCTGCTGATGATATGACTATCTTCTGTGGTCAAGATTTATTTAGAACTTACACTGTTGCTCTTAAGAATAGCGGTTCTTTTAATTACCAAATTGATGTAAAAGCTGATAGCGAATTCGTATTACCAGGTACTACAATTAAAGTAATTGCAGTTGCAGGTCTTAACGGAACTAACAAAGTTTACGCTATGCGTTTAAGCAATATGTTCTTAGGTACTGACTTATTGAACGAAGAAGAGAAGTTTGAAATTTTCTATGCTAAAGAAGCTGACCAAGTACGTTTCGTATCTGAGTTTAAGATGGGTGTAAACATCGCCTTCCCTGACGAAGTAGTGAAGTTTATCCTTGCATAATTTATCGGGGGATTGAAATATATCCCCCATTTTTTCAAACTAATTTAATTCAATAACAATGGCTTGTGCTTTAACTCAAAATTATACCCTTGACTGTAAAGACAGTTTAGGCGGTATAACCGAAGTTTATTTTGCAGCAGCAGCAGATGTTACCTCTACGACCGAAGCAAGTGGTGTTATTACCGCTCTTGTTAAGGCATCAGGTAAAAGGTTCTACAAGTACGAACTTGTTAAGGGTACTTCTCAATTAGTTGAGAACGTAAACGCAAACGTACAAAATGGAACTATCTTCTATGCTCCAGAATTAACTATCGTATTAAACAAATTACAAGCGAACACAAGAAACGAAATCTTGTTGTTAGCTCAAAACACTTTAGTAGCAGTTGCCAAAGATAACAATGGCAAATACTGGTACTTAGGTAAAACAAGAGGCTTAGACCTTACAGGCGGTAACGCAGGTACGGGTACTGCCGAAGGTGATAGAAGTGGTTACACTTTAACCTTCACAGGTGCGGAAGCTGCCCTTGCTCCAGAAGTAAACTCTACTGTGGCAGGTCAATTAACTACCGCAGGTTCTTAGGTTGTTTTGGTTTTGTATATAGATGCCCTCGTCATTAATTTGGCGGGGGTTTTTTATTTTGCAAAGTTTTGGCTCTAAGTATATTTATAGTTGATGATACAATTAACGAAAGGGCAAACCCAAAATATCATTTTAACGCTAACCGAAAAGCAAACGCTTACTAATCCAAACTATTTATTTATATTTGAGAATAGAAGCACAAATACTGATGTTGCTTTTGTTAAGTTAAACAATACGGATATAAGCGCATATAAAGAACGTTACAACGAGTTTAGCATTGTAGTCAATAGCTACTTTAATACGAGTTTAAACGGGCAATATACCTATTCAGTTTACGAACAAGCAAGTACATCAAACCTTAATCCAACAGGCTTAAACCTGCTTGAAACGGGCATTATGGAGCTTGAAGGCACTACTTTATCATTCACAGAATACGAAACAACAAGCACATTCACAATTAGACAATAATGGAAATACAAGTATTGACATTTGCGGAAGCAAAGCAGCCAGAATATAAAGAAAAGAAAGGCGAAGGTTATATGCAGTATGGTCAGAATAATGACTATCCGCAATACCTATTAGACCTTTTTAACAAGTCAGCCAAGCACAATGCTATTATAAGAGGCAAAGTGAACTACATTGTTGGCAATGGTTGGGCAGGTGAGCAGCCTATTGTTAAACAAGTTAATAGAGATGAGACCCTTAATGACCTTACAAAAAAAGTAGCTTTAGATTTAGAGCTATTTGGCGGTGCTTATATTCAAGTTATTTGGTCAGTAATTGGTGAGCAGATTGCTGAAATGTGGCATTGTGATTATACAAAGATTAGAACCAATAAAGACAATACGCAGTTTTGGTATAAAGAAGATTGGAAAACAACACGCAATCAAGAAAAGGCTGAAGTTTATAGTGCTTTTAACCCTAAAAACCCTGTTGGTGTTCAAATACTATATGTAAAAGAATATAGACCAGGAATGAATGTTTATAGCCTTCCTGGTTATTTCGGTGCGCTCAACTATATTGAAAGCGATGTTGAAGTTAGTAAGCACGTTTTAGGTAATGCTCAAACAGGCTTTAGTGCAAGTAAACTTATTACTTTACCAAACGGAGAGCCAAGCCCTGACGAAAAACGTGCAGTAAGCAGACAGTTCGACAATATGTACACGGGTGCAGACGGCAAAAAGTATTTACTTGCTTTTGTAAACGATGCAACAAGAAAGCCTATTGTAGATGATTTGGGTGCGAGTGATTTAACTAAAGAAGATTTTAGCCGTGTAGATGAGTTAATACAAACTAACATTTTTAGCGGTCACCAAATTACAAGCCCTGACTTATTCGGTATTGCAACTCCTGGTCAATTAGGAAGCCGTCAGCAGATGCGTGATAGCTACGAGATTTTTAATAACACTTATATTCGTTATAAGCAAATGCAACTTGAGGGTGTATTTAATATGCTTGGCGGCTATGCAGGTGTTACAGAAGAATTAAAGATTGTACCTACCGACCCAATAGGTATTGAGTTTACTGAGAACGTTCTTATTCAAAATATGTCTAAAGACGAGATTAGAGAAATGCTAAACTTACCACCTTTAGAAATTGATGCAAGTAATGAAGCACAAAGAGTTACAGATGGTATTGCTGCATTAAGTCCATTGGTTGCTAATAAGGTATTAGAATCAATGACTAAGAATGAAATTAGAGCCTTAGTAGCATTGAAGCCTACTGTTGATGGCGATGTAATTAGTTCTACTATTACAACCGAAGAACCGATGTCTGCGGAAACAAGCGTAAACGAACACATCAAAGGTTTGAAAGGTAGAGAGTGGCAGAATATGCAGCGTATTATTCGTGACTTTAACAAGGGTAAGATTACAAGAGAACAAGCAAGTTCAATGCTTAAAGGCGGTTATGCTTTAAGTGATGAAGAAGTTACTACTTGGTTAGGTGCAGAAGATTTAGAATTTAGTGAGCAAGATTTTCAAGTTTTCTTTGAGTTCGGAGAAGATAGAAATAACTACGATGTTATTAAAAGTAAGTCAAGGTTTAGTGACGATGCGGACTTTGAAATGTTTGCTGATGTAACACAATTACAATCTAACATTTTGGACTTAATCGTAAAGGATAAGCGTATTACTCCTGAGGTAATTGCTGACACTTTAAAAGAAGATGTTGGTGCGGTTAAGCGTGTTATAGATGCCTTAATTGAAAAGGGGTTTATTAAGACAAAAGAGATTAAGCAAGGCAAAGGAATAGATAGTAACGTAATTATTGAAAGACAACTTACTGCACCGATTGGGCAAATAGTTGAAGCTATGAAGCCTCAAACTACGCAGATTTTAATTCGTTACACATACGAATGGAAAGCAGGTTTTAATGACGGAGATTTAGATACAAGCAGACCTTTTTGCAAATACTTAGTAACTGCTAATAAGTTTTATACTCGTAGCGATATAGAACAAATGAGTGCAAGGCTTGGCTATTCTGTATGGGATAGACGAGGCGGTTGGTATACTAAGCCAGGTACAAATACACATTCTCCAAGTTGCAGACACGAGTGGCGTTCAAACATAGTTAAAAGAAAATAAAGATGAGCTTAAACACATTATTCATAAGCGTACAGAATATTAAAGACCGCTCTGGCTTACACGCTAACGTAGACGAGAAACTTGTGCTACCTGAGATTAAGACGGCACAAGATATTTTTATCTTACCCGCTTTAGGTAGCGCACTTTACAATCGTTTACAAGCAGGGATTACGGCTAACAACTTAAACGCTAACGAAGTTCTTTTATTAGATAATTACATAGCAGATACTTTAGTACACTATGTACTTAGTGAGTTACCGATGGGCTTGTCTTATCAGTTCTACAACAAAGGTCTTTTAAGAAAGGGCGGTGAGAATACCGAAAACCCTTCTATGCAAGATATGATAGACGTGGCTAATAGATACAAAGCCCGTGCTGAGTTCTACAAGCAAAGAATGATTAAATACCTAAAAGAATATTCTACAACTTACCCTGAGTACCTTAATCCTGGCAGTGGTATTGATGCAATACACCCTGAGAATGATGCTTACACAACGAGCGTTTGGCTTGGTGATTTTGATTGCTGCGCAGGTAAAAGCTTCGAGGAACTTTATCAAGGGAATAGAG